CGTACTGAGAAACACAATCGACAAGCTTAAGGGAGCCGCCAACTCAGGCAAGACTGCCGCATTTTTTGCGAACTCACAAGACCAGCTTCCAAAGATTGAGAGCATCCCAACAAACTCAAATGACAAGCTCTTCCAGGAAGCATCCGGATTGAATACAGAGCAAATCTGCTTTGCCCATACCATTGACCCAATCTTGATGGGTGTCCGAACCACTGGCTCACTTGGTTCTGGTAGCGATATCAAGCAAGCATACATCATCTTTGAAAAGAATGTCGTGATGCCATTGCGTGAGCAAGTGCAAGATATCTTCAATGAGATTCTGCACATCGCCAAGCTCGGCTTCGCTGACTTTACTATCAACAACTTCCAAATCATCAATGAAACCATTGTTGAGCGTGATGAACAAATGGCGCATATTATTGATTCATTAAATAGCCTTGAGCCATCAATTGCTCAAAAAGTTATTGAACAAATGACGCCAAATGAATTAAGAGCACTTGCTGGACTTCAACCAATTCAAGAACAAATACCTCAAGCATAATGTTGTATTTTATCACAGAGAACTATCTCAAGACCAACACACCAATCACTGCCAATGTGGATGTGACTGATGTATTCCCATATGTAGCCACTCAAGCACAGCTCAGAGTGATGCCGATATTGGGCACCGTATTCTACAACCATTTGCTCGATGCTTACAACAACCAGACGTTGACACCTGAAGAGGAGCAGCTCGTTGCATTCATTCAGCCGGTCATCGCTTGGAGGTCTGCTGAAGATGCTGTCTTTGGCTTGACGTATCAGCTCAAGAACAAGGGACTCCAGCAGCAGAGTGGTGACTTCTCTCAGCCAGTAGGGCGCAGTGAGGTGGCATTCGGCATGGAGCACTTCGCTCAGAAGGCATCTTTCTTTGAGATGCGCCTCATCAGATACCTGGTGAAAAACAGAGCAGAATATCCTATCTTCATAAGCCATGAGAATCGTGATACCGACCTTCGCCCACAAATTGAGTGCGTGCAGTGCATCGGTGATTGCTTCATGAATGGTGTGTGGAATTGTGGATATCCACGCAACAACGGATACAACAATCAAATTCTTGTCATCTGATGAAAAACAGCCTATTCATTTTGACCGCTTCATTCCTCACCATACTCTCACCAGTACAACCAATGGTATTGATTGCCATTCTTGCCATATTCATTGATACCATATTCGGAGTATGGCGAAGCGTAAAGAAAGGAGGCTGGCAAGCATTCAAATCTCGCAGACTATCTGACACCATCGGCAAGTCATTGCTTTACTCTGGCGGCATCGTGTTCACATTCTTGATTGAGAAGTACATCGCTGGTGATATCATCGCTCACTTCATTTCGGTTGAGCTTATCATGACAAAATTTGTGGCTTTCTTTTGCGTAGTGGTTGAGGTGAAAAGCATCAACGAATCATATGAAAGCGTAACTGGCAAGAACATCCTTGCTGCGATGCGTAAATTCGTCACACGATCAAAAGAAGAACTCGAGAAATGGAAGTAACTCCACTCGACTGACCACCATAGGTGAGCACCGAGAACCCCCCGATGATACTGTTGTCGGGGTTTATTAAAGTCCAGTTTATTGGACAAAAAACTTGACAAATGGAATTAGACATCTCAAAAATCAAGCAAGTCAGGCTCAAAGAGTCGCAGTACTTTGCCGAGGAGTCAGCCAAGACTCAAATCTATTTGCACCACACTGCTGGCAACGGCAATGCAGAGGCAGTCAGTAGGTATTGGAACGGCACCAACGACAGAGTAGCCACTGCTTTTGTGGTTGGTCAAGATGGATTGATTGTTCAGTGCTTCTCATCCAAGCATTGGGCGTGGCATCTTGGCATCAGCAAAGCAGAATTCAAAGGTCAAGGTGCCAAATATCAAAATCTTGACAAGGCTTCTGTTGGAATCGAGGTCTGCAACTGGGGATATCTCAAGGAGAAAGATGGTAAGTTCTACAACTATGTCAACACTCGAGTGCCTGAGTCAATGGTCACCACTTTGGACAAACCATTCAAGGGATTCAAGCACTGGTATAAATATACAGATGCTCAAATCGAAAGCACTCGTCAATTGGTTGTGTATTTATGCAAGACGTATGGCATACCAAATGAATATAGGGAGCAGATATTTTCGCTTGACAAGGAGGCATTCAAGGGCACTCCTGGTATCTATACTCACAATTCGGTCAGAAAGGACAAGAGTGACATCTATCCTTGCCCGAGAATGATTCAAATGCTTGAGAACTTATGAAGATTCTGTCTCTAATATTGGTAATACTTGCGACAAGTTGCACTGCCAACTACCATGTGCAGAAAGCAATTAAGAAAGGATACCGCTGCGATGAGGTTGGAGATACCATCCGCATCACCTCAATCGACTCGATTCCATACGTTGTAAACGATTCAATCTATTGGGAGAAGGTGTTGGTACAGAAGGACACCATAGTGCGCTATAAAACATCTTATGTGCCCTTGACGAGATACCAGGAGCGCATTCGGTATAAACTAAAAAGAGACACTATCCACCAAGTGCAGAAGATAGAGGTGGCGAAGTACAAATCACAGAAAGAAAAGCCATCATTTTGGGTGCTGATTCTTGGCTTTGTGATTGGCATGGGAACAATGTATCTATTCAGATACTCTAAATCCAATATATGATATTAAAAAAGCACGCCAAGAACATCCACGAGCTTCAACTCGAGGGCAACTTGGTGAAGATAGCGATGCTATCAGATGTCCATTGGGACAATCCAAAAAGCGATTGGAAGCTGCTCAAGCGTGACCTCGACTATTGCCTGGAGCACAACATCCCCGTGATGATTAATGGCGATATGTTCTGCCTCATGCAAGGGAAAGGTGATCGCAGAGGAAACAAGTCAGACATCCGACCAGAGCACAACAATGCAAAGTACTTGGATAGTGTGGTTGAGACAGCTGTTGAATGGTTTCTTCCCTATGCTCACATTCTGACGGTAATCGGATACGGCAACCACGAGACCGCAATCATTAAGTATCAAGAGACAGACCTCCTTCAGCGATTCGTTGACCTCCTAAACTACAAAGCTGGCAGCAATGTGTTCACCGGTGGCTATGGTGGTTGGCTTATTGTTCGTCAGACATTCAATGGCAACGTGCAGATGGCTACCAAAATAAAGTACTTTCACGGCAGTGGTGGTGGTGGTGTGGTGACCAAGGGAGCTCTCAATTTGACTCGAGCTCTCGAGATGTATGAGGACTTCGATGTGTTCACTATGGGTCACATACACGAGAATGCTGCCCGAAATGATGTGCGTGACACCGTTACCTTCCATTCAAAGACCGGATATCGCCATCAACACAAAGATATCCATCTCATGCTCACTGGTACCTACAAAGAAGAGTATGGTGATGGCTCAAAAGGGTGGCACGTTGAGCGTGGTGCTCCCATCAAGCCAACTGGAGGACGTATCCTAACCATTGAGTGCGGAAGATATGAGGAGAACAAGATGAAAAAAACCGCCAAGTCTATCGATTCAATTAAATTTCCTTTGTAACTTAGTGCCGTATTCATAATACGTTGTTTTAGGGGAGCTTTCGGGCTCCCTTTTTTCGTATTATAATAGGATATTTGCGAACATTTGCGTACCTAATCGGGTATATTCCGACTAAACTCACACTATATTACACCTTAACGGGTATTAAAACGAACTTTAAAGTGGTGTTTTGTACCTTATATGACACTTTATTAAGCGTATTTCACCAGCATTAAGTGTTTTGAATGTCACAAAATAAGGGTAAAACCTTACGAATTTTGTCACAAAATCAGGGTAAAACCTTACACTCCAAAAAAAAAGTTTAAAAAAATGTTTATAAAAGTGAACATATTTGCAAATGTTGCGTATATTCGCAGAAACAAAAACAATTTATTATGGACAAAGAACAAATTTTAGAACTAATTAGAGCCACAGAGGCAGAGCTTTACAAGGAGCTGCTTGAGTGTTATCAGTATCGTGATGCAAGGGATGCAAAAGATGCGGCTATATTCAGAGCATCGGCTGCTTGGTTTTCTGTCAATCAACTACTTGAAAAAATCGAAGAGCATGAAAACAATTAAATTCCTATTCCAAGACCTCAACCAAGATGAGCGTCAGATTCTTGGCAGTGGCATCGTGTTTATTTTGGGTGCTACTTTCTTTGTGTACTTACTCGATACAGCCACAACGCATCGAGCAGAGGTTGAGCAAAAGACAGAAGTGAAGCAGAGCTATGAACTCCCAGCTTCATATGTAAAATATTCAAATCGAATCTACAATGAAAAATACGGAAAGTAAATACTGGTTTTCAGAGTTATCATCTGACATCGCAACCCACACCATCATCGTTGAAGTTTACACTCGCCAGGATGATGAGAAAATCGGAGAAATAGAACTAATTTATAACTATGACAAAAACAACAATTATGAAGAATGGACAATCGAATCAACAGAATGGGACAAAGAGCTCACCCTTAAAGAATGCGATGACGCAATGCAAGAGCTTATTGACAACGCAACCGAAAACTTCCACGAGTTCGCCTTCGAGTGCTACCACTATGACCCGAGAGATGATGAGTTTGGTTGGTTCATTTAA